AACATTTTTGGTTATGAGCACATTGTCTCAATGAATGATCTGGTTTTAGAACACTCTCAATGAAGAGGTCCAATCCACGATTCCACTTGTCTTGTTTTGTCTCATTATCAGGAGTTGTATACTGATCTTTCATGAGAAGAAGTCCTCCAGACTTACTGTTTTTTCGACTGACCAACCAATAGCATCTAGGATCGCTTTCAAAGGATCCACAAATGATTTATTAAATTGCAATTCATAATCAACGTATCTGTTTAAATTTAATTCTTTTGGAAAGTCTTGAATAAAAGATAGTACATTTTCATGTATCGTATTCGGCACTTTCAAATAACAGAACTTGATTTTCTCACCATTCTGAATAAGTGAGTACTTGTTTGTAAGTTTACTCTCCTTTATGTAGTGGTTGAAAAGGAGAGCACCACGAACATGAATTGGAGTGCCTTTTCTGTAAATGTTGGAACGATCTTGAAACTTATCAACATCACTTACAGATCTCGGGAATGAAATATCCTCAGGATTAAGTGACTTGAATTCAGTTCTTGACTTTTCAATGAAATCAATCACTTCATCTTCTGTTCCAGTCATAACAAGTTTAAGTGCATCCTTAATCATCTTCCTACATGGTGCAGGAGTGGATGATTTCACGGCTTCGATGCCCATGATTTTTAGTTTGGGTTCTTCATACCGAACACCTTCACTGTCCCATACATTCAGAATATAACGCTTCTTAGCAGTCCAAATACCGCGATCTGCGATATTCTCACGCTTCATTTGCATCTTTTGATCGTATGCCGAAACGTATGTCGCCAGTTCCTGATAAGACTTATCAATAAACGGTTCCAATTTGTCTTGGCAGATCTGATCAAGTATTGAAACAATTGCTGCTTTGTCGCCAGACTTAGCAGCAAAAAATTTATCCACAAGAGGTCCAAGATTAAGATAGATTGAGTCAGTGTCAGATGCGATGACATAATCTACTTCTTTGGTTTGCAAAAGTGTATTTAGATACCGATTCATCTTATTCTCAATCCAGCGAATCGAGACCTGACCAGATAAAGTGATAGCTTCTGCGTTTGCTAGTTTGTAATACCTGAAGTATTGATTACCAATAGCACCATAAGCAGAGTTAAGAGAAATCTTCTT